ATATGCCAGAAAAGAGTATGAAAGAATTAAAAGAGGTATTTAATGGCTGCTACAGATTTAAACACTGTTAGATCCACAATAGAGGCTAGGTTAGCCACAGAACTGGCTTCAAGTCCAGCTATCCCTGTTGTATTTAATAACATGACCTTTGATTCAACAGCAGAGGATACTTTTGTTCAATGCGTTACAAGCTTTGGAAATAACTCATATCTTACTCAGGGTGGGACAACAGATTCTGACAATCAGATTGATGGCCTTGTTTTATTAAATGTATTTACAGAAGAAGGTCTAGGGGCAGGGTCTAACTTTACAATTTGCAAAAGATTAAGGGACTTATACAATAGAATTACAGTATCAAGTGTTATTTTTGATGCACCTATTGGCCCTGAGATTTTCACCTCAAGTCCAGAGGGTAAGTTTCAAACTCAAATCAGAGTAACCTTTACAATTTACGAGGATCTTTAATCATGCCAAAGCTTGTTATTACAGAAGAAATGCTAGACGCTATCGAAGCTGTCAAAGGTGTAAGAGATCCAAACTATTGGGATCCTAATTGTAAAAGATATATGGAGAGTCAACAAAAATCTAAAAAAGATGTAAAAACTTCCGAAAAGAGTTAATATATTTATAAATCTTTCTTTTTTTTGTCATGGCAGCTATCAGAGGTGATGTAGGCAAGATCATGTTTCATAATGCGGCTGGAACTGAAGCCGATATTGCTGGAACTAGATCATGGTCATTATCAGTTTCAAAAGATACTTTAGAAACTACAGTTCAAGGTAATACTTCAAAGACTTTTATTGGTGGTCTTATTTCTGGCGAAGGATCAGCAGAATTAATCTATGACAATGCTGGTAACTCTGACTATTTAGCATTTGTTGAGGACATATTAACAACAGGTGATGCTGGTGACGCATTGTTTGAACTTTTCCCTGATAGTTCAGCTAGTTCTAAAAAGTTAGCTTTTTCTGGAATAATCACAAGTGCTGAGTATGGTGCAACACTAGGAGAAACTCAGTTGATAAACATTTCATTCCAGACAACAGGTGCAATAACTTCAGATATATAGTAAATTAAAAATACTTCGCACTTAATTTATGCCAAACAAAAGAACTATTGATCTCATTACTGAGTCCTATGGGGATCAGATGTCCACTAGGAGGAAATATGAGTTTAAAAATGCTAAAGGTGAAAAGGTAGTTGATTTATATTTTAAGCCGTTAACAAGATTTGATAGGCAAAGAGCACAAAGTGTAGCAGGCACTGATGAGGCTCTTACAGTATCAACTCAACTTCTTTGTCAAATGGCAGAGCTTGAAGATGGCACAAAAGCCTTTGCACTTGCTGATGCTCCAAACTTACAAAGAGAACTTCCAGAGAACGTTTTGAATGAAATAGAACTATTCCTATTTGATATTAAGTTAGATATTGATACAGCAAAAAAAGAATAAGAGGGGATAACTGGTTAAATTTTGAGTTTTTCCTAGCAACAGAACTTTGTAAAACTTTACAAGAATTAAGGACTCTTATAACTGAAGAAGAGTTGATATATTGGGCTGCATATTATGAGCTTAAAAATGAAAGGGAAAAAAAAGAATTAAATCGCCAAAGAGCAAATAAAAGGTAATATATAATAAAGTCTTTTTTAATTTGTGGCACAAGCTAATGTAAAACTTACAGTTGATGCTAGTGGTGCAACTAGGGCTTTAAAAGGGGTACAAAGTCAAACCACAAAATTACAAAATGCTTTTGGGGGACTTAAAACTGCTATCGCTGGTATTGGTATCGGTTTAATTGCCAGAAATGCAGTTAAAGCAGCCACAGATTTTGAAAAGTTAAATCAAAGATTAAAAATATTAACAACTGAAAATGGAACTTATAGCGAATCTTTACGACTTGCAGAGCAAGCCCAGACAAAATTTGGATTAAGTTCAATAGATGCTTTAGAAGGAGTTACAAATTTACAAGCAAGATTAGGCCCTTTGGGTTCAACAATGGATGAAATAACTGCAATATTCAATGGATTTAATACAGCAGCAATTCTTTCAGGTGCTTCAGCACAAGAACAGGCAGGGGCAATGAGGCAATTAACACAGGCTCTTGGCTCTGGAGTTTTGAGAGGTGATGAATTTAATAGTATTTCAGAACAAATGTCGGCTGTTTTAAAGCCAATAGCAGATCAGTTGGGAGTAAATGTCGGTGCTTTGAGAGATATGGCTGCTGAAGGAAAAATCACAAAAGACGTTGTTGTTGCTGCTTTTAAAGAAATAGAAAAACAAGGTGCAAGTGCATTAAAAGAATTGATAAAAAATGATCCTACAATGACTTTTAAAGTATTAAGTAATCAAACTGAAAAGTTATCAATATCAGTTGGAAAAATTTTAGCACCAGCAGTTCTAGATGCTACTGAAGCGTTAACGAAATTAGTAGAAGCCACTGATAAATTTATAAAAAGTCCACTTGGAACAACTGTGGCAATATTTTCAGGTTTAGCTCTTGCTGCTAAAGGACTCGTAACGATAGGTGCAACTTTAAACGGAGTTTTAACTGTAATGATTGCCAAGTTCAAATTAACTGCAGCTGGTTCAATTGCTTTTGCGAAAGCATCAGCTACAGCTAGTGTAGTTACAAAAACACTTGCGATTTCTACAGGTTTATTAACTGTGGCATTGAATGCATTACCTTTGATTGCAATAGTTACTGGATTTGGGTTATTAACAACTGCAATAGTCAAACATATTAACAAACAAAAAGAATATAACAGATTAGTAAAAGAAGGTGGAGAAGAGGAGGTAGAAGCAGCGATTAAAGCAATAGAGGCACAAAAATCTAAGTTAGAAGCAAGGTTAGGTCAAAGTAATAGAGTTGACCAAAGTTTAAAAAGACAGATTGCTGCTCTTGATGCACAGTTAGAGCCACTTAATAAACAATTAACTAAAACAAAAGAAATTGCAGAACAAAATGAAAATATAAAAAAAAATAAAGAAGATCAAAAAAGAATACAAGAAGAAATAAATGCTTTAGAAGAAGAAAATAGAAAGAAAGCAATAGAATATGAACAAGCAGAAATGGATAAGGTTGCTGCGATTGGAGAATTTATAGACAGCCAGAGTGATTCTTTAGCATTGTTGAGAGCCCAAATAGAAGGTAAAGGGGATCAGGTAGCACTTGAACAAGCAATAAATAATGCAGTAAAAATTTATGGTGAAGAATATAGAGACATTATTACAAATTATTTAACTGCAAATGCTGAACTCAAAAAACAAAAAGACAACCTAGATAAAAATAAAACAGCGGCTGAAAAACTTAAAGAACAATTTGAACAAATTGGAGAAGAAACAAGACGAGGGTTAGTTGAAAATTTAAGAGAAGCAATAAATGGAAGCCAAACTTTAGGTCAAGCACTAAATAATGTTCTAAATAATCTAAAAAATAGACTTCTTGACATAGCACTTGATAAAGCCATTTCTGGTATTGGAAACATTTTAAGTGGTGGTAAAGGTTTTACAGGTGGTTTCTTAGGTGGTTTATTTGGAAAGGAAAGGGGTGGCCCTGTTTCTGCTGGTGGTGCTTATGTTGTGGGAGAAAGAGGACCTGAGATTTTGCAAATGGGTTCAAAAGGTGGCAATATAGTTCCAAATAAAGGAATCGGTGGAACTGTGAACAATGTAACTGTAAATGTTGATGCAAGCGGTTCATCTGTTGCTGGTAATGCCCCAGATGCTAATGCTTTAGGCAACCTTATAGGTGGTGTTGTGCAACAAAAACTAATTGAAGAACAAAGGGCTGGAGGTTTACTGAATCCATAATGGCTACTTTTCCGTCAATCACTCCCACTTATGGGATGAGAAAAACAAGTTCACCAAAAGTAAAAGTTACACAACTTGGTGATGGTTATGAATTTAGAGCTTTATATGGCCTTCCCTTATCTCAAGATCCAAAAGTATATGATCTTACTTTTAACGTGTCTGAGACTGAATCAGATGTCATTGAGGCGTTTTTAAGAAGTAGAGTTGCAGATCAGGCAAGTTTTACTTTTACCCCACCAGCAGAGGGCTTTACAAAAACAGGTACATATTCCCAAGTTAGTAGTACAACTGTAACTATTAGTATTACCTCGCATGGGGTTGCTATTGGTGATGTTTTGACAATTGACTACACAAGTGGTTCTGCAACTGATGGTGATTTTGTTGTTGCTTCAGTAACTAGTGATGATGCTTTTACAGTTACAGCCGCATCCTCTGGTTCTAATAGTGGCAATGTATCAATAACACTTTCTGGTGCGGGCAAATATGTCTGCAGATCTTGGACAAAAACAATTCCATATAATAATAGAGCAATTATTAATTGTACTTTTAGGGAGGTTTTTGAACCATAAATGTCAACACCTACCTCAGAACTACAAGAATTAACCAATAAATCTATTATTGAGTTGTTTTCTGTTGAGCTTAAAGCTGATGTTCACTATACAAAATCTGCAAAAACAGATATAGCATATACGCAGTCAGATGGAAGTGGTGGTGCTGGAACACAAATTGTCATTACACTTAACTCTCATGGATTTTCAACTGGTCTTATTTTAAGTCTTAATTTTACTACTGGAAATGGAATTGATGGGATTTATACTATACAGAGTGTCACTACAAATACTTTTACAGTTACAGCAACAAGTTCACAGTCCACAAGCGGTAATGTATCTTTTAATGTAAATTCAACATTAACAGACCCCACTGTTTATTTATTTCATAGTGGAAATAATATGAAAGATAGTCTTGATATTGTATGGCAATCAAATACATACACAAGGATGCCTTGTACAGCAGAGGGTTTTAAATATTCTGGCAAAGGATCATTGCCAAGACCTACATTGACCTTTTCAAATTTATTAGGCTCAATAACTGCAATTTTACAACTTGTTAATCAAACAACACCCTTTATTGATTTACAAGGTGCAAAAGTAACACGCAGACGTACATTAAGCAGGTTTCTTGATGCTGTAAACTTTCCCTCTAATGTAAATCCTTATGGTACACCTGATCCAGCATCAGAACTTCCAAAAGAAATTTATTTTATTGATAGAAAAGCTACAGAAACTAGAAATATTGTTTCATTTGAAATGGTTACAAGTTTTGATTTGCATGGTGTAGGTGCACCAAAAAAATTAGTTACAAGGGATGACTTTGTAGGTGTTGGAACATTTGTTAATTTTTAGCTATGATCTGGAAGCAATCTTTCAAAGATTATGCAAAAGAACAAGCACCAAATGAGGCTTGTGGTTTGCTTGCTATCATCAAAGGGAAAGAAACTTTTTGGCCTTGTAAAAATTTAGCTGAAGGAAAATTTGATTTTTTTATGCTAGATCCTGATGACTGGGCAGAGTGTGAAGATAATGGTGAAGTTATTGGTGTAATTCATAGTCATCCTGTCGGATCAGCAACACCTTCAGATACTGATAAAGCTGCTTGTGAACATTTAGGATTTCCATATTACATTTATAGTATTTCTTTAGATCACTGGGAAATGATAGAACCAAAAGATTGGAAAGCACCTTCACTTATTGGTCGTAGCTTTATATGGGGAAAATATGATTGCTGGTCTATAGTTACAGATTGGTTTAAAGAAACGAAAAATATAGATATCCCTTATTGGAAAAGACCAAAAACAATAAAAGATTTTTTGGCAAACCCAGAATTTGAATTTGCTTTACCTAAATTAAATTTTGTAAAACAAGATAGGCATGATGATCTACAAGTTGGTGATGTTTTGTTATTTGAGGGTAGAAAAAATATTTTAAATCATGTTGCCGTTTATATTGGAGATATGACGATCTTGAATCATAGTAGACGTGCATTAAGTTGTAGAGAATTTTATGGTTTAAAATACCAAAAAGCACTGAGGGGAGTTTATAGATATGCAGCTTAGAAAAATAAAAGTCTATGGCAAGTTAAGAAAATTTTTAGGACAATCAACTTTTGAAGCTGTTGTAAATTCACCACAACAAGCATTTAATTTTTTGAGTGCTAATTTTGAGGGGATTGAAAAACACATGAGTAATCAAGTTTATAGAGTTAAAGTTGGTGGTCGTGTTGTAAGCCAAGAATTTTTAAGTATGAAAGGTCAAGGCGAAATTCAAATTATACCTGTAGCAATTGGAGCAGAATTTGCAGTTGATTTTGTTTCAGATGCGATAAACACTGCGGTAGATTTTGCCAGTGATGTTGTTAATTTTGTTGTTGATAATGCTTTGACTTTAGGAGTTGCTGCTTATACAGGTGGATGGAGTTATATTGCAAAAGCTGCGGCACTTTCTGCTGCATCTGATCTTTTAACACCTGACAAGCCAGTACAGAATGCGTCTGCTGTTGGTGACATAGATCCAAGCATTAGAGGATCATATAGTTTTAGCGGCATACAAAACGTTTCAAACAGTGGTGTTCCAATTCCCATAATATATGGGCTTGTTTTTAGCGGCTCAATTATAATTAGTGCAGGAACCGATTCCACAACAATAGTTCAAAAGATTTCCTAATGCCTAGATTAGTTGATGACCAATTATTTGGAACAGACAGAAAAGTTGTTGATAAAAACTTAATCGAAGATGCTTTAAGGAGTAAACAATTTGCATCTGTAGTTGATTTATTAGGTTATGGAGAAATAGAAGGAATACTAGATGGTGGTGGTACAGAAGGCTTTAGAAAAAACGTATTTCTTGATGGGACACCTGTAAAAAATGCACAGGGTGTTGATAATTTTGATGATGTAGAGATTTTTGAGCGAAAGGGTGTAATTGGTGGTAGTGAAGCACAACAGACGTTTATTAATGATGTAGAAAACACAACTATTGTGGGTGTTGAAGTTACACATGGTACACCAATTACAAGACAAATTTCAGATACTAATGTTAATAAAATTAGAGTAACACTACAGATTCCACTTTTAAGCAAAGTAAAAAAAGGTGATATTGTTGGAACAATGATAGATATGTCTATAAAAATAACAGAAAATGATGGTACAGTTACAACTCCAGTTAGTAGGGATGAAATAAGAGGTAGAGTTTTTGAACCATTTTTAAAAGATTATGAAATAGTTTTTGAAAAAACAATGAGTTTTCCAATTACTATAACTGTCACTAGAAATAGTAAAAATAAGAAAAAGTATTCAAGAAGGGCAAATTGGCTATCTTTTACAGAAATAATTACAGATTCAAACTTTCCTGATGGTTTTGCTTATGCTGCCTTGCGATTCAATGCCCAAGAATTTCAAAGCTATCCAAAACGAATGTATCGACTTAAGGGAACCAAGATCAAGGTGCCGCATGGAACAACTATTGATAGTAATAATGGAAGAGTTATTTACCCAGATGGATATACATTTAACGGAACATTTAAAACTGATAAGGAATGGTGTTCAGACCCAGCTTGGGTTTTATATGACCTTCTAACAACACCTAAAGGTTTTGGTGGGTCAGATGGCATAATTGATGAGGACACTCTAGATGTATTTAGTTTTTATTCTGCCAGTGCATATAACAGCGAACTTATAACAGATCCTATTACTCAAACTACTGAACCAAGATTTAGTTGCAATATCATTATTCAAAGAAAACAAGATGCTTTCACCATAATTAATGATTTATGCTCTGTTATGAGAGCAACACCATTTTATAGCGTTGGATCTCTCAAAATATCTCAAGACAGGCCAAATAACACTGTCACAAATACATCAGATCCACAATATATATTTACAAATGCAAATGTTTCTTCTGAAGGTTTTATATATAGCGGTATTGGATCAAAAGGAAGATTTACAGAGGTAGAGGTTTCATATTTTGATAATGATACACAAAGTTTAAATTTTGAGTATGTAAGTGCTGATGAAATTACAGCTTTATCAGGTTATACAACCAAATTTGGAAAAATTAGAAAAACTCTTAAATCTTTTGCTTGTACATCAAGAGGTCAAGCAAATCGTCTTGCTAGATGGTTTTTATACACAAACTTAAAAGAAACTGAATTAGTGTCTTTTAAAATAACTCTTGAAGCTGGTGTGATTGTAAGACCTTCTACAATTATTGGAATTGCTGATTCTGTAAGAGCAGGTGTAAGGAGAGGCGGACGTATAAAATCTGTTACTAACACAACTACTATTGTTGTTGATGATGCAAATAATACTGATTTAACAACAGAAAATTCAGCAACTTTATCTGTCATTATGCCCGACGGCTCAACAGAAAGCCGCAGTATAAGTTCAATATCTGGCACTACTATCACTGTTTCTTCAGCATTTTCTACAAGTCCAAATGTTAACTCAATTTATGCAATAGAAAACACAACAGTTCAATTTCAAACATATAGAGTTTTGGGGATAGAAGAGGTTAACCATTGCGAATATAATATTTCAGCAATAATCCATGACACAAACAAATATGCTCAAGTTGAAGATACTACTGTTGCAGCAAATCCAAGACCTATAACAACTTTAATAAATGAAAAACCTTCACCAAGTAATTTAGCTGTAACAGAGGAAATCGTTGTCTTAAATAATAGAGCAGTTTCAAAATTATTTGTTACATGGGAACCAGTACAAGGTGTAAACGAATATATTTTAGAATTTAGATATTCAGATGATGATGAAGGTTTTGAAAATCCAGAAAGATTTAGAATATCAAGACCAAGTTTTGAATTATTAGAGGCAAGAGTTGGTATTTATAAGTTTGCTGTAAAGTCAATTAATGCTTTAGGAAAAATAAGTCAAGATACTTCAGAAGTAACATTTACTGCTGTAGGAAAAACAGCAGTACCAGCAGACCCATCAGGTTTAACTGTAGAACCTCTATCAGATCAGTTTATAAGGCTACGTTTTAACCCAGCAACAGATGTTGATGTTATTCATGGAGGTACTTTTCAGATTAGGCATTCTATAGATACAAGTGCATCTGCCAGTTTTGCGAATGCTTTAGAAATTGAAGTAGTGGCGGGAAATGTTACTGAAGCAATAGTTCCAGCTTTAACAGGATCTTATTTTTTAAAAGCAGTTGATGATGGTGGTAGAAGGTCAACAAATGCAGCAAAAATAATTACCACAAAACCAGATCCACAACCAAATCAATTAATTATAAATCAAAGAGAGGACGCAACAAGTCCAGTATTTCAAGGTACAAGAGTAAGGACTGTATTTAGTGATGTATTTAATGGATTAGTTTTAGATGGAACACAATTTTTTGATAATGTCACATTAGTAGATAATCTTGCTAGTTTTGATTTTTTAGGCTCTGGTATTGCTTCACAAGGTTTTTACACTTTTATAAATGATCTTGATTTAGGTGCAGTTTTTAATTTGTCTTTAGAAAGACATTTTAAAACGGCAGCAATTGTTATTTCTGATTTATGGGATTCAAGGATTCAACGTGTAGACAGTATGCCTGACTGGGACGGGACTTTAGCTGAAGATGTTGGTGCAAAATTACAAGTAACCACTTGTCAGGGTGTGCCTACTGCATCTTTAAATTCAACTTATTCACAAACTCAAGACCTTATAACAATTACAAAAGCAGATCATGGCTATGCAGTAAACGACAATGCACTTGTTGATTTTACAAGTGGCACTGCAACAGATGGATTATTAAAAGTTACTTCTATAACCACTGCAAATTTTGTTGTTGAAGCAAAAAGACAACTTCGTGAATATGAGGTTGTAGATGAAGATACTGGTAGAATACATATTTTTACTGGTGTAGGAGATGCTTTTGGTATTGTTGCAAATGACACTATAAAACTTGTATTTTTATCAGGTGATGCAACAAGTGGAGATTTTGTTGTTAGTTCAATTTTACCCACAGGAATAATACAAATTGATACATCTGACAATGATGAACTTACCTCTGGCAGTGTTGAACTTATAAAAATTAAAGATAGTTCTGGAAATAATGTTACTGCAAGTGGAAACTGTGATATATCTAGTGCGTTTAGTCCTTTTAATGAGTTTGCAAATGGTGAATATACAGCTAGAGGTTTTAGATTTAGGGCAGAGTTGTTTTCAAATGATCCAGATGAAAATATAGAAATAGATGAATTAGGTTATACAGCAAGTATGAAAAGAAGAACAGAAACTGTCAATGCTGCAATAGCAAGTGCTTGTGCTACAAACAATTCTGCAAAAACAGTTACCTTTGGAAATACCTTTTATACTGGTACTTCAGCAATAAATTCATCAACTACAGCATTTTTACCAACTATAGGAATCACTTTAGAAGGTGCTGTTTCGGGTGATTATTTTAAAATTACATCTGTAACAGGAAGCCAGTTTGTTATTGAGACAAGAGATTCAAGTAATAATTTTAAAGACTTAAGTTTTAAATATACAGCAGTTGGTTTTGGTAAAGGCTCTTAATGTAATTGTTTTAAAAATTAGTGTATCCTATAATTAAATAAATACTGATGGGCAAATGAGTCAAAATGATTTTGTAATAGATAATGGTACTGGTATTGCAGTCCGTCAAGATATAGAAGGAGCTTTTCAAGCAGTAGCAACAAATAATTCTGGTTCCTCTGCACCATCTACAAATTATGCAAGCCAATTTTTTGCTAATACTTCAACAAGTATTATGCAATTAAATAATACATCTGGTAATGCTTTCATAAATCTATTTACTTTGGCTGGTGGCCCAGCTTTTGCTGCTGGTGGAACAATAGAAAGTTTAAATATAGGAAAGGGAACAAACTCTGTAACTGCTAACACTGTTCTTGGAGAGAGTGCTTTAGATGCTGCTGTTTCTGGTACAGGAAATACTGCTATTGGTCATAGTTGCCTTACTGAACATACATCTGGTACTAACAACACTGGGGTAGGTTTTAATACATTAGCTGCTAATACTACAGGATCTACAAATACTGCTTTAGGTCAAGGTGCCTTGAATGCAAACACAACGGCTAGTAATAATACAGCAGTAGGAGGAGCAGCATTAGGAGTAAACTCAACTGGAACTGAAAATACCGCATTGGGTGCTAATTCTTTAGATGCCACCACTACTGGTTCTTACAATACTGCTGCTGGTTATTTAAGTCTTACTACAAACACGACAGGAGCTAATAACGCTGCATTTGGTCGTAAAGCCCTTCATAATAACACGACAGGCTCTACTAACGTAGCTGTTGGAGATAGTGCATTGTTCGCAAACACAACAGCAAGTCAAAACACTGCTATTGGTAGAAACGCATTAGCTACAAATACTACAGGTGCCGACAATACTGCTGTGGGTCACGATTCCATAAGATTAAATACTACAGGAAACCAGAATGTTTCTGTTGGACAAAATAGTTTAGAAGCAAATACAACCGCAAGTGACAATGTAGCCATTGGTTATGAAGCCTTGAAAGCAAACACAACTGGGACAGAAAATACGGCTTTAGGGTCTAAAGCACTCGCAGCCAACACGACAGCAGATAACAACACAGCTTTGGGATATGCAACTTTATTTAACACAACGACAGGGGCAAATAATACTGCCGTGGGACATAGTGCATTACAGGTCAACGTCACTGGTGGGCAAAATACTGCAGTGGGACAATTAGCTTTATTAAATAATACTGCAAATAATAATACTGCTGTCGGATATGCTTGCATGGATGCTAATACATCAGGGTCAGATAATTGTGCAATAGGTGCTGCTGCTATGTCAGCAACCACTACTGGTAATAAAAATACTGCTGTGGGTCAAGGTTCGGGATCTGGAATGACAACTGGCAGCCAAAATACTTATTTTGGAGATAATGCTGCAACTTCTCACTCAACTGGATCTAATTGTATTTATATCGGGCATGCTGCTGCTTCAAGTTCAACTAGTGTCGATACGGAAATTGTTTTAGGTGTTGGTGCAACTGGTAAAGGCACAAGAACATTTTTTGTTAATTCAGATAATGGTGTTTTTCATGGAGGTAATACAACAACTTGGGCAACTACTTCTGATGAAAGAATTAAAAAGAATATTGCAGATAATAATGTAGGTTTAGATATTATTACCAAGTTACAACCAAGAAACTTTGAATACAAAACAGAAGAAGAGGTTAAACTTACAGATTTAGCATCTGTATCTCATGTAGCTACTGTTGAAAAAACTGGAACACAAGTAGGATTCATTGCTCAAGAGTTAGAGTCTATAATACCGAGTGCAGTTTATACAGACGCTAATGGAATAAAAAATGTTCAGATTGATAACGTGATTTATTATTTAATTAATGCAATAAAAGAATTATCAGTAAAAGTCACAGCCCTCGAAGCAGGGTAAACTAAAAGTAACCTAATTTTTTATTATGGAAGAAAGAACCGCAGATGAAATTGCAGCAATTTTTTCTGCTGCTGGTGATAGCGTAACTGTAATCAATGCAGATGCAAACTATACAGCATATAACACAAGAACAAAATCTAACGATACTGAAGCTGATTGGAAAGCGTATATTAAAAGAAATACAGACCACCTTGAAATTATTAAGGCATACACAAAAACTGATGGTAAAACATCTATTTGGACAACTGAATCGTTTACAGATATAGATGCTGCTATAACTAAAGGAAAATCACTTTACGCTTAATTTATGAACTTAAAAGAAAAATTACAACAGCTTGCTCAACAAAGAGAACAATTATGGATTGCTTTGCATGAAACTAACGGTGCAATGAAGATTTTGGAATTGCAGATTCTTGAAGCTGAACCCGAATCAAGCCAGCCATTAAATACAACGGCATCAAACCAAGAATCAAAAACAGCGTCATCAAAGTAAGGGGTGCTGCTAATTTAATTAAAATTTCTCTTAGCATTATGTTTCAAAAAATTTGTCAGATAGCTTCATTGTTGTCGCTTTTTCTTACCTTGTCAATGTTAGGCGGTTCATATTACGCTTACAGATTTGTTACATCTGAACAGTTTAAAGCAAGAGTAATGAATGAGGTATTGGACAATGTACAGGGCATGATGCCTAAAGTTTTAGATAATGCCTTACCAAACATGACAGGCGGCACTATTCCAGAATATATAAAACCTAAAAGTTGATGGAGATACCAGAAATAGGTATCAGACAAATAAATGTTCCAGAGGTATATATTCCTGAGATATACAAGCCAGATCCTGTATTGCCTGTAATAACAAATTTAGAAATAGATGTTGTAGGTTGTACTTATCAGCATAGAGATATAAAAAACACTGGTAATACTCAGCTTTTACTTGATGACCCTAATGGAGTGTTTTTGACCTGTGGTGAGTCTTTATTTCCTAGCTTTTACCCTATTGATTACAGACCAGATCAGTTGGTGATTACTGAAGATTTGCCGATTACAAATGATGCCCCACCTATGCCAGAGGCAGATATTCCAGAAACTAAAACACCAAAAGAAAAAGAAGAAATAAAAGTAGAACCATGTCCACCAAAAGATGCCCCATTTATGGCTGGTGATTACAGAAATGATAAAAAAATCCAGAGATTAGTAAAATATGAAAAAACTATAGGAGGTTCTTGTGATCCGATCTGGACAGATGTACCATTCCGAGAAAGTTTTATTGGTACTCCTGAAGTTCTCGTATCTACTGCTATTATCGGTCTGGTTGCTGGTGGGTCTGCGGCTCTTGTCCCTATAATTCAGGGTATTGCTAAGAGTGCCATGAAGCAAATAGGCAAGCGTTTTTCTAAAAAAGATAAGGTATAAACATAAGCAAAGGATTTTACAAGCCCTTTACAGGCGATTTAAATGCCCTATTTTTTTTCGATTTTGTGAGTATGAGGCAAAACTTGGTTTGGTAAGGGAATAAGCTTTACATCTTTACAAGTGACTGCGTGTTCACCTGTCAGCACTACTCCGAGTTTAGCTTGTTTACCACATACCTCTAGCCTATACAAGGCCATTTCTAATTTGGTTTTCTTGATTAGTAACTCTTGAGCTTCGATATTTACAGCCGCAGCTTTCTTACAAAGTTCTCCACCATTACCCAAAGGAATATTAAATTGCATAGATATTCCATAATTTAAGTTGTAATTATCTTTCTCAAATCTTGGAGTTTCTTGAATATATTTTATTGCTCCTGTATCTTCATCATAGATAGGTTGTTTGGTTACAGTTTCTATAGGGCGATTGAATGACCATGCGTCTGTTAGATATGGAGTTATAGTCAAACTGGGCGAGGTGCAAACAATCCCTTGACTGTAGCGATTCTGAGGGTGGCTAGAGGGTGTAATCATGGTTGCGTTGTTATTCACTACTCCTTGTGCAGTCGAGTTGGGACTTGCAACTGTGGTATTAGCCAAAACCCTTGCAGGGCAAAGGATTACAAGAATTACTGACCAAAAATACTTTGAGTTTCCGTTGTAGTAGTAGTTGTGATAGTCCGATTTATTGTGGTTACGTTTGAAAGGCCAGCACCTTGTAGTGACTCGACTAGGGAAAAGCTCTGTCCAGCATTTTTTATTCGCCATCTTGGGGTTGCCTCAAGCGAAGGGCTAGTCCAACTAAATTGAACACCACCAAGAGTCTGAGTTTCGCCAGCAACTGTCGAAGGATTGATATAACCATTAACATCTGCTGATTCAATATTATGGCCTGATGCTGAGTAAGAAAAGCCAGAATTGTATTGGTGCGAAGTGATTGTCTCATTAATTACTGATTGCGAAGTAGAACTCTGAGTACTAGAACCTGACCTAAACTGGGGGACTACAGGTGTAGCAAGGGTTCTCAGAGGTAGTAGTAATATTAATAATAACCAAAATTTAGTCAATTTCAATCTGAACAGTAGTGGAGGCAATACAGCTAGTACCAGAACCAAATGCTCCAGAACAAGAATGAACCCCACTAGATAAACTGCTTATGCTTCCACTGCCAAGAGTTCCACCAGAGATAACTGTTGTCTGTCCACCTAATACTGGGAGAGTTGCTATGCCGCTTGATGGAGTGATTGCTGATTGTGTTACGTCCCCAGCCTGATAACTTTCGCTGAGAGAAAAGGCAGACCCAGCAGTTGTAACCGATTTATTTGTATTTACCAAAGCTGGCACACCATTACTCAAACTTCCTAAGTTCAGTCCACCTACTCCATTTGTTACCACACTGTCCCCTGTTCCTGTAGAGGTGGTAATATTATTTCCGCTTATAGAGTATGAACTAGGTGCGGCATTTGTAATGACATAAGGAGAGTCAATAGAAATCTGTGCAGAAGTTACATACTTGGCAGTTATGTCAGCAAAGGCACTAGACGGAAAAAGAAAAAGAACTAAAGGCAGTAATTTTTTCATTTTTTTACTACTCCAACTTTGGAATCTTTATTGTCAACTATCTTAACATTACCATTTTGTTTCTTTTTGTCACCATTTTTCTTGATGTTTAGGCCATACTGAGCCGTTACGGCACTTAGGAGTCCAGCCGCAAAGGTGGTATCAATTTGCCTTGTAGGGTTTGGATTGAAGTATGACCAAGAAATGACCGCCAAACTCCAAAAGAGAATTATCATCTGAACCACGTTGGCAATCAGACCATTACCTTCTTTTTCTTCTTGATCTTCCATCAGATTAAGGTTTCTTGTCTAATACTAGCAATTTAGCTATGTTTGGAAAAACAAACAATTCAATGATTAGATTTATCAAGCCAATTTTAAAATTCTTTGTCAAGAGTAATGCAGTGAAATCCTTAGTTGTAGGATTGCTGGAGGACTATGCTGCTTCCACAGAAACAGACATTGATGATGAAATTGTAAAACTGGTAAAAGAAAAATTATGGCCTAGCGTGTAATGGACATAATAAAAGCCCTAACATCTACTTACAGCCTTGAGGGTGAGTTTGAGGTGCAAAAGTCTATACAGTTTATTGAGAAACTAGAGGACATTGAGTTACTCAAACCTTATGCAATCAAGCTTTTACAGACAAATGCAAAGCAAGCTCATTTTATAAGTTCTTCGATTGAAGTTATATCTCAACAATCAGCTTATTTATTTAAATTAGAAAAACAACTAAAAAAGAAAAAAGCGACCCTTTGGGATCGCATAAGATACGTTTTGTTTAACAAGAAGTCAGGGAACTAAATCCTTTTCTGTAATATCAAACCATGTTGCAGATTCATGCACCATCCCAGTAAGCTCATCTGTTCTTGTTGTTTCACAAAACTCATAG